CGAGTAGTGGAGCCACCAACTTGGCGCATTAGATTGTATTGGTCTATAATGCGACCTCCTGCCCTAAAAGGTGCACGGTCTGGCGTAGATGTAACAGTTGTTTGGGTTCCTGTGCTGATACGATTTTCTATAGTGTGATCAAACATATTGGTTAGGAACAAAACCCAATTCCAAATCTTTTCCACATCCATTGTGCCACCATGTTGGCGGAATTCTATTGTACCATTTGACCATGTGAGAAAGTTAATAGCGGAATATTTGCGGCTATAGTTAGAGCGCCCCATCTGTGTCGCGGCCTTGAGTTCCTCTAATGTATTAGCAGGCTGTAAAGCGGCCTCTGTTGTCACAACTGCCCAACGGTAACCATGCCCACCTGTGCGGCGAGATTTTGCCAAACAAGCTGGAATTCCGTTTGGCGTATTAACTGATTTTGCATAACGGATAGCGACATCTTTCACTACTGGAATGTCGAATGGGTCTTTATGATCTGTGTGGTAACCGCCTGTGCGGTCATTATACGCAATGCTAGTGCTCGTATATTGCTCGCAAGTAACATTGTCATTTAACAGAGCGTTGCCAATATGGACATGTAAACCGCAATCAATATTAATTTTAGCGCCAGCGGCCTCTAAGGTCTCACAAGCAAGCTTTATGCTTGCATAAGACGTTGCGCATATTGCCATGGGAGCACTAACCGCTTCGCCATCGACATTGTTTGTGCCATCTGTGACATTAGACCAGCCTTTGATGCCAGCGGCTAGGAATGCCGCTTGCGCTACGCGGTGTGATATTCCGGAATATTCTATTTCAATTCCAAATGAAAAATTGTTAACCATTATTTTGCCTCCAATTCTAAGCCGCACTCATAATCAATACCGTGTGATTTATTGTGGTTATCACAAAATTGAGCGTCAATTGATCCATTATGTTTTGTGAACAATTCGCCATCTCGCCATTCAACGCTAAATTCAATTTCGTTGGCTGTACATTTGTACACAGCTTGCAAGTGATCCATTAAGTCACTGGAATTCGCAAAGTACAATTTACTTGAACCGTAGTATGTACCTATGTCGGTTGAGTAGTAAGTCATTGTTTTTGTTCCACTTTTTCTAGATAGGGCTTGGCACCATGCCTTCCCTAAAGCCTTCTTATTCCACTTTTTCCCATATAACAAGGGATTTTATGGAATAAGCTTAACAAGTGTTAAGGTTATTGTTTATTCACTCCCACGCCTCTGAAATGTTATCCTCTGAAATCATCAATTCGACTAGCGCCGCATTGCCACAAACTATTTTGGTTTGACCTGTTGGGATTATTGTCAGCTTCCAGAAATTCATTTTGTTTTCTGTCCAGTTTTCTAGTCTAGTCTGTTTTGTTTCTGATACGATTTTCGCCATAGTCCAACGCTCCTGTTTTGGGTTTCTATAATGTACACGTTTGAACCCATGAAAAGATTGCAATCTTTTTTAAATAAAAAAATCGATTAGAAAAGGAAAGCGCGTGCGCGTATGTGTGTGTATGTGTGTGTGCGCGTGTGTATATGTATGTATATATATGTATATAAGCCCGACCCCGAACCCGAAGCCCGAACCCGAAGGCCCGAACCCCGATCCCGATTGCTTAAAATTCGCTGTCAAGAACTCTTGCTATTCCACGACCAGTGCTAATTCTGGCTACGAACCAAGCGCCCTTGGCTTTCTGATAAACAACTTTAAGGTCGGAAAGGTCTATGCCTTGGTCAACTGATGCTTCAAGCATTGTTGTGTCCATTGCAAATTTTTTATCATCAAGTGTCATTTCTAAAATCCTTTCTAAATAACTATAAAACCTTAACTATACTATATATCGTATAGTACAACCCCTAATATCAATAAAACAAAAATATTTTTAATGCCCCTTTTTTCTATAGTTTAAATATTCTTTCCTGCCGCCCGTAAGTTCTTGGTAAATTCCTTCAGCTCCTTCTGAGCTTGGAACAGACGCACGTCCACGTCGCTGGCGGGATCGCGTCGATACCGCTCATCCTGCGCCCGATCTACTTCAGAGCGCAGGAACTGTAGCTGAGATGCCTGAAAGGCAGTTAGGTCACTGTCGTTCATTACATTGCTCTTTCGATCATCAAGGCCACTAGAACGGCTGCTGTGATGGCTGCGAACCAAGTTAGGCGGTACATCCATTTGTGGACGCGCATCCTGTTGATAGCCCGATCCAGCATGTTCATGCTCTTATCAGCGGCGTTGTCTTTATCCAGACAGGTCATCAATCTATCCCAGCTCTCCACAGCCTCCTGTGAGACGCTCACGACAGTTTTCTTAGGCTTGGCCATATCATTGATCAACTTAGACAACTTGATCTTAACGGCTGTCTCTGAGCGTCCCATAGACTTGGCGATCTCAGCATGCTTCATACCGCCCTCAGATAGCGCCAATAGCCGTTGCAGCTCCTTATCAGTCCAGTGTTGATTGGTTCTTTTCTCTTTTCCAACTTTACGTTTCATGGTTTTTTCTCCTCTAAAAACTCTAAAATTTGTCGTGACGCATCTGCCGCCCCTTTGCCCACAATAACTTTTTGTCCGATTCCTTCAAGGTATTGGATCATTGCCCTCTGTTCGGGGGAAAGTCGCCCACCCGAAATCCTCTTCATCTCCACCCACAAATTAAACTGTGGAATGAAAAGGTCAGGTATGCCTCGCACTACGCCCTCTGCCTTCAGGCGCTTGGCGACAGTGATCGCCCTCTTCTCGCCGTTTGGTATCGCAAAAATCAAAACCTGTGGATACTTCGCCCGAAACCAATTGATAAAACCAACCTGCTCGTCATGCTCAGAAGGGTATATCTTCGAGGCTGAGATCAGCGTAACCGCCGAAGTTTTTCGTCTTCGTCTCATTATTTCTCTCCACTTGCGTATAATCAAACTGCACGATTTCTTGATATCGTGGGTCATGTCCTGACGGCTTAACTTTTATCTTGCTGGGCTGAACCCAGAAGTGGCATTCGTCGAGTGCATCGTCAGTCGTGCTTGCATCAGATTTTAGTGTTGCCTTCCGCGCTGTGTATCGACTGGCCGCGTAGCCACCGTGATCTGGGCATAGCCACTCGCTCACGCTCATCAGCCCAGCGTAGTAAGTGACCTTGATTGAATCAGGCTTGCCCTCTTTTTTGTGCCGCCCGTACATCACGCTGTCCACGTCATACCACTCAGCCACCACCTGAGACGATAGCATGGCCCCAGAATAGCTATTGGCGTTGTGGTTAAGTGCTGGCGGTGGAAACTGATGGCCGCACTCTGGGCATTGCAGGCAGGCTGCGTGGCACATCGTCTGGCACTTCTCGCACTGCCTGACAGGAGCCTCGCCCTCCCCAGCGCCTGCTGATTTGTCCTTCGGCTTTACCTTATCAATAAATCCATGCCGTGAAACATTTTGGCCGTAGTCCAAAATTAATGCATCTGTTTTGCCTTCAGCCACTCTCATGGAGCGCCCCACCATCTGAACATATAGTCCAGTAGATGCTGTAGCTCTAACCAAAGCCACCAGATCTACTTCTGGGTGGTCGAAGCCAGTCGTCAACACGTTCACATTAATCAGGCAGCGCAGCTTTCCACTCTTAAAGTTTGCAATAGTCTCCTCACGAACTGCGCTGCTGTCTGAGCCTGTAACTACTCCCACATCGATGTCGTGCGCCTCAAACTCATCTTTGAGCATGTATGCGTGGCTTACTCCGCTGCTGAACACCAGCCAGCTCTTCCTGTCAGCCCCTAGCCGCACAATCTCCTCGACAGTAGACTTAACCAGCTCTGGATCAGACGCAGCCGTTGCCAGCTCTGATTCGATAAACTCACCGCCACGCTTGCCAACACCTGTCAGGTCGATCTGCTTCATGCCGCCCTTTGATATGACTGGCGACAGGTAGCCCTGCTCCATCAGCATGGCCACTGGGATGTCGTAGGCAATCCCGTCAAAGATCGCGCCCTTGCCTTTGTGCAGGTAGCCCGTGTCCAGCCTGTATGGCGTGGCCGTCAGTCCCACCACTTTCACATCTGGGTTGCAGGTTTTCAGATCTGCAATAAACCGATTGTATCTAGTCTCAGTATTTTTGGGTAGGAGGTGCGCCTCATCAATCAGTACCAAATCAGGCGCGGGAACTATGTCAAACGCCCTCTCCCAGATGCTCTGGATGCCTGCAAATGTAATTGGTCGGTCTAACACCTTTTGCTTCAGACCTGCGCTGTACATCCCAAAATCAGCATCTGGGTACAACTTCAGCAAGCCATCTGCGCCCTGCTTCAACAGCTCCTTAACGTGCGTAACAACCAGCACCCGTGTGCCGGGGAAACTCATCGCGTCTTTAATTATCTGCGCGATGATCGCCGTCTTGCCAGATCCTGTGGGCGCAACAATCAGTGGGTTATCACCAGCCTTGCCAGCCCAGTAATTGTACAGGCCATCAACAGCTTCTTTTTGGTAGTCTCTTAATTCAAACGTCATTACGAATTTTCTCCAAAAAATCATTGGCATCTTCAATGGCCGTTATGTTGTTTTGATGCTCCTCTGCCTCCAAGGAACTCTTTACCAAATGTTCAATAATTATCTCAGCAACATTTGATTGTATGGACAGCCAGTGGTGTGCCTTCTGTCTATGAATCAACAGATTTATTATAATAATTGACATATCTTTTGTGGTCACTTTGTCAGGGCATACGTCCAACATAATTGAAATAATCTCTTCTAGATCTTTATGGTCCATCACTGCATCCTTTCATCAAAAATAGCTTGGCTGTTGTTCTCGTTGCGAATAACCTCGCCAGTGTCCTGATCTTCATATTCCACAAACGTATCACCAGCATCCGTAACTACAAAATCTTTCGGCATGATCTGTGGGATGTATAAATGTTCCTCACACGTCTGGACTGGCTTGCCCTTCGCGCAGCTCCACGTTCCATCCTGCTCTGGAGTTACATGGCTACAAGTTCGGCACGAAACCTCTGGTATCTTGCAGCCGTGGCACACAGCCCAATAAGAACAGAACTTGCACTGCCAGTTGCTTGGATCTTCGTGCAGCTTGGATGGTGGCGTGGCGGCAAACACAATGTTCTTGGCTTTGCTGATAAGCAATCCACCCACAGCCTTGTCGCGCTTTATGACTTCGCCATACATCTCATCGTTATTTTTATTTACTGCAAAGAAATAGCATCTGTCGATGTCGCCCAGATGCATACCGATTTGGCATTGCGCCCAATAGATTGGCTTGGATTTCTTGCAACCTAAATTCTTGAGAGACTTAAAGTTCTTGTCGTTCATTGTTTTGAACTCCAAGGTATGTGGCTCTTCACTCTCCGCAAATCCCTGACCAACGCCGTCGAGGCTCAATGCAAAGTGGCCTCCGCATCCCTCGAACCTAATCTGCTTACCAGTATCTGGGTCACGCTCCCAGACAGTAACGCCAACGGCACGTAGGTTTGCCACAATGCGATCCTCTTCGCGGTCACCTGTCTCAAACAAGCGCAACATACGGCCATCAAAGCTGGGCCTCCAAGCGTGTCTGAATTGATACCACAGCGCGCGGCTGCACTCGTTCCCAATTTGTGATCCACCAAGGTGTGGCCGATGCTCGTTTTTACGCTGCACTTTATAGTGCTGGTAAATAGCCTTAATAGTTTCAGGGTCAGAGTATATGTCAAGTTTCACGCGCTTCTCCTTCTATTCATAAAATGGGGCAGACTTGCCACCCCATCCTTCAATAGAACTCTACTTCTTTGCCCAAGGTGGTGAGGCAGATCCTGTAGATGCCGTGGCAGCTACATCCGCAGGAGCTGGAGCCGTAGTCGCCCCACCGACTGCGTCATAGCCCTTGATGTCATTAGACGCTCCGTATTCGCCATCCGCTGGCTTCACAGCCAACTTTACCATCAGGGGCTTGTCACGCAGCTCAACGCTGTCCTGTGGATTGTTAACATCGATAGCACGGCAAATACTGGAAAGGCTGCTCTGTGCAATCTGTACCGCAACGCTGTTCGGGTTATCTAAGTTTAGTCTGTCAAACACCTTGCGACCCGCGTGTTGGCCTTCGATCACTTCAATAGTTAGCTGAAGGTATGATCCCGTCATCTTCTTCGTTGGCTTTTTTTCAGTGTCAGTGATGACGCACTTATACCAATTCGCTGGCAGCGGTTCGTATGATGTTGCTGGTTCAAAATCCAGCGCGTTAAATCCATTTAAGTCCATTTTAGTTTTCCTTTTGGTTTGGTAAAAATTGGTTGAAAGGGTTCCCACCATCGAACGTAAATGGAAGGGGAGAATCTATATTGAAGCGATTTTTAGTAACTGATGATGCCTGCGGAAAGCACAGGATCTCACGCTCACCTGTGGAGATGGCACGTTTCTTATCGCCATCGCC